GCGACCGGTGCCGTACCGGGAACCTGCCCGTCGAACACCCGCACCGTGCCGTCCGCCGGCGGGACCGGCGAGCTCGCACCCACGACGGGAGGGAATCCGCCCGCGACGAACAGCGCGTTCACTGCCGCCGCCAGACCGTCGGCCGTCACAGCAGACCCTCGATGATGTCCGCCAGGTTCTTCTCGATCTCCGGCATCTCACGCTGCGCCGGCCCGTCGATGTCGCCCGTGTTGCCGCCGCCGTTGGATCCGCCGAAGTAGTAGATGTTCGCCAGGGCGCCGCCGCGGTCCTTGTCGGGGCCGAGTTCGTACTCGACCGCTCCGAACGCGCCCTTGCGGTCATAGGTCCACGACCCAGCGACGGACCCTGAGAACCAGGATCCCTTCGCCTCGTCGTTGTACTCGTCCTTCATGACCTGGGCGCCCTTCTTGACGACCGCGTTCACGTCCTCGAGGGACGCCAGTCGCCCGGCCGCCTTCACGACGTCCGACGCTAGTTGCCGCATCTCGTCAGACATCGGTCCCCCCGAAGCCGTTGAGGTCGTCCACGAACATCCGGTAGGCGGTCGCCATGGACTTGAAGAACGGACCTCGCACGACGTACCGACGGCCACCGAGGTTCGGGTCGAACATAGCGCGCGTGACCGTCACGACGTCGTCCACCCGCGCCGCATAGGCGCCGACGGGAAGGTCCACGCGGTAACGCTGCGTGGTCATGGAGCCGCCGCCGATCTCGCGGTCCTGCTCGTACCCCTCGTACGTCTGCACCTTCGCCTTGCCGGCGTACACCGGCACGAGCTCCGTCTGGCCCGTTACGGGGTCCACCGAGCCCGTGGGGCGGGCGATCTCGACCTCGTCGACCATGAGGCGTTCGGCATACTCGCGAAGCCGCGGGAGGCCCGCAGCGATCGCGTCGCCGAACGTCACGATCCCTCGGTCTCGTACAGCGGGAAGCCGGCGATGTCAGCCCCGCACGTGCAGAAGCCGGCGTACCAGTACGGCACGTTCGCGTACTGGTTGGCCGAGCAGACGTCCGCGTGGATGGCGTACGAGGGCGCCACGGTGTCGACCGCGTATGCCTTGCCCGTCTTCATCGGAGCGGGGAACAGCAGCTCCCACCACGCGTCCAGGATCGTCACGCGACCCCGGCTCGTGGAGTACCGGCGAGCCTCGCGCCCGTCGTCGACCGCGATCTCCACCGACGTCGCATCGTCCGGCCGGCGAACCTGCGCCACGACCGCCTCGCGCACGACGTAGTCGAGCACGGACTGGTCCAGGTCGACCGGGTCCACGCCGCGCCGAGAGGCCTCAGCGACGATCAGCATGTTCGCGTCCGAGATCCACATCTCCCACTGCTTGTACTCCGTGGAGCCAGCAGCAGGCTCATCCCGACCGAGCGCGGTCGCGACATCCTCGACTGTCACGGTCATGAGCCGCACCGCCTCTCGGGTGACCCTCCGGCCGGGCACATGCCCGGCCGGAGGGGTGCATCACTCGTCGTCGGACTTGCTCTTGCGAGTGCGGCGAGCGGGCTTGGTCGGCTGGTCGTCCGCGGGCTTGAAGCCCTGGTCGGCCAGCCGCTCAGCCTTCTCGTCGGAGACGTCCACGGTGGCGCCGTTCGGCGCGATCAGCCGGACCATCAGGCGTCCGCGACGGCGTTCTGGATCTTCGCGAACGCGTTGAGGTCCGCGATGCCCCAGCCGTAGACGACCTCGGCGCGGAACGCGACCTGGTTGTTCCGCTTGAGGTCGCCGCCACCGTCGGGGTCGCCGTATTCGATCAGCTCGAGGCCGATCGCACGCTGGATGCCCCACCGGATCGCGCCGAAGTCACCGACGATCGCCTTCAGGTTCGACGCCGCAGCCGCGACACCGACCGCACCGACCGTGCGAGACACCGACGCACGGTGACCGTCGAGCTCCGACACGTCCGTCGAGAGCTTGAAGTTCGGGTAGAGCTTCTGCTCCGAGTTCGTCCCGCGAGCCGTCGAGAACCCCGCCGCGAACGACGGGTCCAGGGCGACGTCGCGCGGCACGTACCCGTCCGCGAGGACGAGGGTGTCCGCGGCGTCGAGGTAGGTGTACGGCTTGACCGGGGGCGTGTCGTCCGTCTCCACGACGTTCGTCGTGTTGACCAGACGCTGCGTCATCGCCGCGACCGCAGCACCACCCGTGGGGTTGATGCCGTGGATCACGCCGTAGTCGAGCGCACGCGACAGCGCCGGCTGGATGAGGGCCAGCACCTGCTCGACGACGTCGATCACGTCGTCCTCGTCGGCCCACTTCACCTCTTCCGTCCAGCGCACCGTCTTGTGGAACTTGAACGGCGTCGCAGTGACGGTGGTCGGCGTGATCGTCGAGGCGCCCTTGTTGGCGCCCTCAGCGACATACTCGGCCTCGCCGATGTCGAACGTCATCGACTGGCCGGGGCCGAACTTCATCGGGATGGAGTCCGACAGTGCGGCGACGACCGAACCGGACTGGACCTTGCCCAGCCACGGGTCGAGCTTCTGCGGAGGGAGCGTGAAACTCCCGGTGGTCAGTGCAGCCATGATGGCCGTCCTTTCAGGTCAGTCCCGGTTGAACAGACCACGCACGACTTCACGCATCGGGTCGTCACCGGTCTTGGATGGGGTACGGCCCGCGAAGGGGTCGCGGTTGCCGTTCTTCTTGCGGTCAGCGACGGTCTCGGCGAGGCGCTCGGCCTGCTTGCTGAGCGTCGCCTCGTCAGTCGCGGTGAGGAACAGGGCCGCGTCCTCGTCGGAGATCCCGTGCTTCGCCTGGATGCGCGAGCGCAGCGCCGTCGTCCGAGTGGACTGCAGCTCCTGCTCGAGCTTGGCGATCCGGTCCGCCGTCTTCTGCGCCTCCGTCTTGCTGGCCTCCTGCGCGGCATCGAACTGCTCCGCCTTGGCCTTCACGTCGGCGTAGTCGGCGAACTTCGCCTGCACGCGCCCGATGCGGTCCTTGACCATGGCATCGAACTCGGCCTGCGAGGTGGGAGCCTTGAACCCCTTGTCACCGCCGTCGCCACCCTCAGGGGTGGGGCCGCCAGTAGGGGTCGGGGCAGGGGTTTCCGTGGACATCTGTTCCTCCTCTTGCACCGCCCGTTGACCGCCGGCGTTCGCGTACCCCGTCGAAGGACGGGAAGTCTCTAGTCCTCGTACCGCTGGATGTAGTCGCGGATGCTCGCGTTGTGAGCCGACTTCTGTTCCGGCGTCATGCGCGTCGTGCGACGCGACGCCTTGTAGACAGCCACGTCGACCTCAGGCGCGTCCTGATCCCACGACGGGACCGCCGCGCAGTCACATGACTTGTGCGACGCGAACATCACCGAACGCTGCCGGTACACCGCGCCGCGGTCGATCAGCATCCGGCAGAAGCTGCACGAGTCACCCCGACCGATCCGCTGCCAGCCAGACGCCCGAGGATCACGGTCAGCAGACGCCGCGATCGTCTGTCGGCCGGCCGCCAGCACGTACTTCGGGGCCGTAGATCGCAGGGCCAGGAGCGTCTCGTTCGGAGCGTCCGTGAACAGCGCCCCCACCGCACGGCGCGTCGTTCCGCCCACCGCATCCATGTACGGCGAGGCGACCATCGCGGCGGAGAACCTGCCAGCGACGCCCTCGGCAGCGCGAACCTCGTCGTACCAGTCCGCCGCCACGGCAGCCGCGGACTCGCCGTACTGCGACACGAGCACCGGCATGAACGCCAGCAGCTCATCACGAGCACGCTCCGGACGGCCCAGGTCCAACGACGCGAAGAACGCATCCAGGTCCCGCTCCACCAGACGACGGATGCCCTGCTGGGCCAGGCGAAGACGCTCGGCGTCAGCCGGCGACACCATCAGGAGCCTCCGGCTGGCGCCCGGCCGCGATCAGCGCATCCAGTCGCACGTTCGCCTGCGCACGGCGACGCTCCGCCAGCGCACGCGTGATCTGCTGGTCATCCAGCCCGATGAGCTCGAGGCCGACCTCGGTCTCGCCGAGCCACGGCACCGAGCCCAGCTGCTTCGCCCCCGCGTCAGCCATCGCCGCGCGAGACACGTACCGAGGATCACGCCACTTGCAGTCGATCGACCGCCACGCGTCAGGAACCTCCGACAGGCCCGACTGCATCGCCATCGCGATCGGCACCACGTGACGCAGCGCCGGCGTGAACTCGTCCGTCGCCCCCTCGGCCTCCGAGATGAGCTCGTACTGCGATGCGTCGTACGACTCCGCCGACGTCGGGTTCGCGATGTCCGAGATAGCCACCGACGAATCCGGCAGCGACGCCTCACGCGCGAACAGCTTCGAGTACGCGTTCAGCGCCTTGAGCTGCGGCTCAGGGCTCGACGCCTCGAACTTCTTCACGTCCGCACGAGACAGCGGATCGCCGTCCCGATCCATGTCGTCCGGGATGCCCTTGATGCGGCCGAGGCGACGCTGGTTGTCCGTCAACGGCACGCCGTTCTCGTCGCGGAAGATGTCCAGGTCGGCGCCCAGGATCCAGAACTCGGGGTTCGCGTAGACGTCCATGTGCCCCTCGAGCCGCACCAGCGTGCGAGCCGCAGCATCCTGCAGCGCGCGCACCGGACGCGTGAGGCGGGTGCGCCCCATCGGCTTCTTGAGCCGCGGACGGTACGGCATCACCGAAGCCGGCACGCCAAACGGGTGCTCCGAACTGACGGCTTCCCACTTCCCGTCGACCTTGCGGGCCGCGATCGTCTTCCCGGGCAGCAGCAGCGACAGGGCCGTGATCTGGCGCGACTTGTCGCGATCCCGGACGATCACCAGGTTGTCCAGGCGGCGCGAACGCGGGTTGCGCTCGCCCGTTGCGTCCACGGCCGAGTAGAAGTGCACCATCCCGCGCGGCTCACCCTCGGACTCGTCACCCTGCGACGCCACCGCGAACGCCGGCCCGAAGATCAGCGCATCCGTGATCGCCTGGTCCGTCTCCGCGCCCAGGCGGTTCCCGTCCCACACCTCGTCGTAGCCGTAGTCGCCCAGCGTGCCGTCCGCCCACACCATCCGGTCCAGGTTGCAACGACGAGCCAGCGTGTCCACAGCCTTCGCCGACCAACCCAGGATCAGGCCCAGGCGGTAGTACTGCTCCGGCACGATGCCGCCGTGGATCTTCCGCAGCGCCTTCTCGGCCTCGTAGTACGCCTCGAGCTGCCGGTTGCGCGACGCCAGACGATCTAGACGACCCAGCAGCCCGTTCAGCGTGGCGTTGTCGTCGTCCGAGACCCCGGGGAGCGTGATCCGCTGGTCGCTCATGCCACCACCGCCCGTCGCCCACTCGAAGTCGACCGTCCGGCACCATCAGCCGGCGGCTTGCGCTTGCTCGTCGTCGCCCCGAAGTGGGCGTAGGTCACTGCCTCAAGCGGGGTCACGTCAGCGTCG